CTATTTAATGTCTAGTAAATTGACTTGTTCAACTTCAACATCACTCATGCGCTGCCCTAGATCAAGCAATTGATTAAAATATGCCTCTACAACTTTTGCCTGATCAGCAGTATTTTCCACTTTATACATATTTTGGCGGAATTCATTACTCGAACGTAAACCTTTGGTGTACCAAGCAATATGCTTGCGCGCAATACGACAGCCAGAATATTCGCCATAGAATTGGTATAATTCTGATAAATGCCCTAATAGCACAGCTTTGACTTCAGCAATATCAGGCGCTGCCAAGTGTTTACCTGTTTTTAAGTAATGTGCTATTTCTCGAAATATCCATGGTCGACCTTGTGCAGCACGTCCGATCATAATCGCGTCTGCGCCAGTATAGTCTAGTACATATTTAGCTTTCTCAGGACTATCAATGTCACCATTGGCAATCAATGGAATATCAATCAGTTCTTTTACCTGCTTAATCAGCTCATAACGTGCTGTGTTCAAATACATATCTTCACGCGTGCGACCGTGTAAGGCTAAAGCAGCAATTCCTGATTCTTCAGCACGTTTCGCCACACGCAAAATATTTTCATGACCATTTAAAAATCCTAGTCGGGTTTTTAAAGTCACTGGCACATCTACTGCCGTAACCACCGCATCCAGAATTCGGGCTACTAAATCTTCATCTTGTAATAATGCTGAACCTGCCAACTTGTTACAAACCTTTTTGGCTGGACAACCCATATTGATATCAACGATTTGTGCACCGTTAGCGACTTGATAACGAGCAGCTTCCGCGAGTTGCTCTGGGTCAGAACCCGCGATTTGTGCTGAAATTGGCGCAAGCTCGCCATCAAAATTTGCCCGATATAAACTTTTCTTACTCATACGTAAGGTTTTATCAGCAGTCATCATTTCACTTACGGCATGACCTGCACCAAAATATTTACATAGTGTCCGAAAGGGTCTATCTGTTACGCCTGCCATAGGCGCGACCCAAAGTTTCTTATCTATTGATTTATCAAACAATTCTTTAATAGTGTTGTTTTGACTCAATTCTTTAAACCTCGTTTACTCTCGTTTTGTCGCGTATTCTTGACTTTAGTAGCTGTTTAGTTGCACCCTATTTGCACCTTGAAAAATCTGTGGTGCAAATTGCATGGGAACAGTCACAAAAAGAACTCAAACTGATGGATCTATTAGATACCGTGCTCAGGTCAGAGTTAAGCGCGAAGGATACCCAGTTTTCAATGCATCAAAGACATTCAGTAAAAAATCATTGGCTGATGAATGGATCAAGCGTACTGAAGCTGAAATAGAAATCAATCCAGAAAAGATGCTTAATCCAGCTGCAGAATTAAAGCATGAAACTTTAGCTGAATTTATCAAAGCATATTTAGATGAAGCGGATAGTTTTGCTAGAACAAAAACTGGTGCATTGAAACAGATCGCTAGTGTAGAGCTATCAGAAAAAAATATCTATTCTTTAACACGTCAGGATTTCTCGGAATATGCAATCGGACGGCGCAAAGGCGATCCCGTACGTGGGATTGATGGTGTTGCCCCATCTACGGTATTAAAAGAATTAAGTCATATTAAAGCTGTGATGGTTCATGCTCAATTTGTTTGGGGTAAGCAGATTGAACATACTATTGATGAGTTTGAAAAATCAGTCACTGGTTTAAGAAAGTCTCGTATCGTCACTAAAAGTAAAACTCGCGATCGCCTCCCTACCTCTGAAGAACTACAAGCTTTAACAACACATTTTTATAGCGTATGGAATAGAAAGAAGCGTTCTGTACCTATGCATTTAATTATGTGGTTTGCCATTTATTCAGGCAGACGTGAGGATGAGATTTGCTCTTTACGCCTATCAGACTACGATAGACATAATACTCAATGGTTGGTGCGTGATGCTAAGCACCCGGACGGATCTGAGGGCAACCATAAATATTTTCATTTAGAGCCCAAAACTATCACATTGGTTGGCAAGTTAATGGAAACTGAAACCCGTAAGCGTGTATTAGAACTTGGATATAGCGATCAATTATTAGTACCTGTAAATGCTCAAACTGTATCTGCTTACTTCACAAGAGCATGTTCTCAATTAAATATTGAAGATCTAAGATTTCACGATTTGCGCCATGAAGCTGCTACTCGATACGCCGAAGAAGGATTTACTATTCCTCAGTTGCAGACAATTACTCTTCATGAATCATGGAACACATTAAAGCGCTACGTGAATTTAAAGAAACGTGGTGAACATCGGTTAGATTTTGCAGAAGCAATCAGTGTTGCTGAAGGCACATACAACAATCATTTTAAAGAATGGAATAAGACGCAACGAAGTTTTTCTCACATGGATAATTTCGAAGCTTTTGAAGTTGCTTTAGATGATACGATCACTGTGCCGTATAAATTCCTAGAATCTTTAATAACTAATTTTATTGATGAACATAAGCAAAATAAGTATTTCATTAGAAAACATGTTAAGAAATTAAATACAGATCACCCGTTTGCTTGGAATAAGGAAAAACAAGAGTTCTATATAAAAGAGATCCAGATTGCTTGGGAAGATTGGTTCGCTGATCATGGCCAAGTCGCTTGGTCAGAACTTCCAGATGAAACCTCTCATTTTAGTTTTAAAAATAATCGCGTTATACGTCTTTTCAAAAATCGTGTTTTAGAATTTGATCATGATCTAAATGCTTGGTTAGATATTTCTAATGACTATTATTTTGAAGAACACTACCATGTAGAAAAACCAATTTGAGAATAAAAAATGGCTCTACGGAATATCTAGTGGAATTTAATAATTCATAGATACTCCGTAAAACGGAATAAGTGGTGGAAAGTAAAAAAGCAAAGCCACCATTTAGACAGCTTTGCTTGAGTAAAATTTTAACTGTTTACCAAGCAGGCGCATTAAACCATTTAGGATTTACACCAGTGAATTTCACACCACCAACAAAATTAATGGTCTGACAGAATCCATCAATTAATGGCTCACCTTTCTTGGTTTTAAAATCCAGTGCAATACTGACTTTGCGAGCCATGGTATTTGAATCAATTACATATTGAGAGTAATACATCATGTCTTTCTTGTTGATCAGCATGAGTGCTTGCCAAACATCCTGTATCATGAAGTTCTGACTTAATACGGATTCTGTGAACTCACGTACAAGCTCATAAGTAGTATCATCAAACAATGAGCCTTGCTTGCTATTATTGCTATATAGAGCAATCAAGTAGTGTACATACTCAACCGCTACTGGAATAGCATCATAAGGAATTTCATCAATGCTTTTCACGTTAAATCGTTGATGTACGAGTTTGTAAGCATCGCTATAGTTCAAATGCTTTGTTTTGGCTACAAGCATGTTCACAGCATTGGTTAATGGCTCACGTTCTGATTTATGGGTTTTGGCAACTGGTTGACCTACCTCTTTATCTAAAACATCAAGTGCCCATTTGCGGAATTGTTTGGCGATTGCTGTCTTAGCGAGAAACCCAATAAGATGGCAACCACGTAGTGAGAAGATACGGATTTTTTGCAATCCACCAGAAGTATTCATTTCAACCAATTTGGTCATATCATTGCGAAACTCATCACTATTACGGTTATATAGCTTGGTAATAGCTGTTTCAGGATTAGCATATCCCAAGGCTAACCCAATTTGGGTTGCCCCTAACCAAATTGAATTATCTTGCTGAATAGCTTCAAGTTTCACATCATTAAAAGATAGTGCTAAAATACTCATGTCTGATTTCCTTAGTCAGGCAATAAACCTTGTTTGATTTCCAGTCCAGCAAGGTTTTTTATTGCTTAAATTAAAACACAACACTACAATGTAGTGCATGAGGAAAACTTTAACACGCACTATAAAGTAGTGCAACACTTATTTTAAGGATGCAACCATGAAGAAAGTATTACCTGTGCGAACACAAATTCGTATTCCACCAGAGTTACATACTCGTTTGGTTGAAGAAGCAAGTAAAAATGACAGCTCACTAAATGATGCTATGATTTTTTATATTGAGCAGGGCCTTAAGTATCAAGAAGAAAACTCACAACAAGAACCAAAGAGAACACCAAAAGTTCACTCGGATTTTATTGAAGAAAAAATTGGTATTAGCGATCAAGCTATAGAAAAAATTGCAGATAAACTTGCTGAAAGACTCAATCAAAAATAGGACTTTCCACCCAAAACATAAGATTTGGTGGGTCAGCTAAAATTAGCTTTTCCACCACTTATTCCGTAGAGCCAAAAAAATGAAAAACTGGGTCTACTTCTATATTGAACACACAATTAAGTACGGCGAGCCATTTTACAAAGAAGTTGGTCAATGTCACGGGATAAATTGAGCAACAACCCTTTTACATGGTCAGGATTATTGCGAGTTAATTAAATTTATATATTGTGAAAATATATGCGCAAAATATAGATAAATTCTAATTTTTGCGCATAAATATTCTCAAAATTTTGGAAAGAAAAAATAGTAATTAATATTTTTCTGTGTCAAGTAGAAGTAGCTCAATTTCATTAAGTAAATGTATATTCAAATATGAAAAAATAGATAGTATTTTTCTAAATCTTTAATCAACAATTTTTTATAGCTTTCATCATAAATGTTAAACTTATGCGTATTTATATAATCTTCAACAAATATTAACCGACTTATCTCTGAATCAGTGATATTTCTTTGAGTAATAAATTTGTCATAAATTGAAAGAAAGCTGTGTAAACGATAATTTTTATTGAGCTTATTTCTCTCTACAGAAATTATATTCCCCATTAAATCTCCTATTTATTTATAAAAGTTTTATTGAAATTCAATTCGATATTAAAAATGGAAATTGTCAAACTAAAAATGTAATATATAAATATTACATTTTTGTGACAGCAAAAATGATAAAATTTTCATATTTTCATATAGATAACTAAGTTATCTTATATTATTATTTCATAAATTCTTAAAAGTGAAGCATCTAAACCATGAATGATACAAGTCTTTTAAATGAATTAAACTCAATGATCGAGCATTATGTTGCTAGGAATGGTCATCAACCCTTACGAATAATTACTGGTTATAAAGCTTATGCTTCTTTAATGTCAGATTCAAAATTCTATAAAGAAGTAACTAATTCAGCTTTAAACCCTAACAAACGTAAGTACAAAAAAATTAAAATTAAAGTGACTAAAGATGATGACCAACTTGAATTAGAATAAATGAAGCGAAAAACGCCCCAAACAAACTGACAAGAATGTGGGGCGAGTATCGTTTTCCATGACATGGAAAGAGATGCAACAAATCTAACATAATTATTTTTATGAATATCTAACACTTTAGGGTGAAAAGTAAATAATTATTAATTTCAGTTGTAGTCTTTATTGGAGCTTATCATTTTGAGTAATTTTTCCAAAATGCTATTTCTAATTTGAATTCTAATTTAAGCAACAAAGCACAGATTCCTAGTGCGACCCCAATCCCTATAATAATTTTGTCTAGTGAAACAAAACCAAAAATTATTGTCGAAATTGAAACAAGCAGAATTGCATAGAATACAAATAGCCCGATTTTTTCTTTAAATTTCATACCAGCCCCAAAAAATAACAATTCTTATTAGTATCAATTAGCATACAATATTACACTTAAATTTGTATGACATTTTAGGTTGTCTTTATAATTTTTGAGCCAATCTTATATTTTGTTTCACAGACTTAATCTAATTCTCATCTTTTACATAAGTAAAAATATGCTCATTAAAGGTATTCTGTATTTCTAAAATAAAAATGAGAATATTTATGTTCAATTTTATTCAATTAACATATTTTTTGCGCATAAATATTCTCAAAACAATGAAGTATCCATTAAAGTGCTCTTACACAAATTCCAACGTGAACATTGGTATTGGCAGTATTTGCTGTACATCTTAGTAGTACGCATAAAACAAAAATGCTCACTATCAATGAAGATAATGAGCGTTTGCAGTGATGAATTACTTTTTTTGAAATAGTGCCTTTTCTTTAGTGCGTCGATTTGCAAGACCTTCAATACGTTTGCCGTTGTCAAAAACCCAACGATCAAATTGAATTGCAGCCGAAGTCCAACTGTTTTGATTAATAAGAGTAAGCATTGTGCTTTTTACAAATGCGGTTTCGCCTACGTTGTAGACAAAAGAAGCCAATGCATCAAACTGATTTTGATTAAGATTAACTTTGACGTTTTTATCAAGACAAGCATCAACCCATGCACAATCATTTTTGAGCCAAAATTCTGCTTGATCTTGTGTGCAAGTATCCCCTTTTTTAACTCGTACACCATTTGGATATTTAATTGTTCCATATCCAATGGTCCATACCCCACCCGTGTCTAAATATGCTTGTGAGCGAAATCCTTCAAACTCACGTATGATTGCAAAACCATTTTCTGAAATATCAAACTGACCTGTAACTGTAGAATCAAGTTTGAAACCAATTAGGTTTGCAAAAGTCTGAAATCCATTTACTGCAATAACAGCATCACCAGCTACAACCTGTTCTTTTGTTAAATGTCCTCCTGACATTGCTCGAAGCCATGAATACGCTTGGGCTATTTGTTGAGATCGATCAAAATTCATTTTCACTTTCCTATAGACGTAAAAAACCGACCCAAGAGGTCGGCTCATTGATTAATTTTTTAAATATTTTTTGTACTAGCAATACAAATGTAGATTTTGATTTTCTACAATTTTATTACTTATTCCTTTTGGCAATTATCGAAAAAACGTAAGATTTGGATTCTGTATCACTCCTGTTAGTTACGTACTGCATATTTAAGTTTTTATCATCCCATTCAAAAAGATCGATTTTAGAGACTTCAAAATTTATTTTGTTAAAAACGTATTCATTATAAAATTTGGCTTGAACAGATTTGGCCTCATCTTCAGAGTACCCATCAACTATTCCACCACGAACGGCGAAATGTATAAAATCAACAGTTTGAACGCAAATAATTTCAGAAATAATAATATCTTCCATTCTTTGTCTATAGTGTTGTGGTCTTTTAAGAAACTGAATATCGCCAGCATATTTATCATAATCCTCAGAATGGGAACCAATGAACCACCCTGTAATTACTTTTGGTTTGAAGTTGCTAATAATCTTAATATCATTAGCGCATAGATTGAAAATATTACAAATGTGGATAGTATCTTTAATACCTGCATTTAATAAGTTTTTTCTGGCTTTTTCAACAAGATACTCATTTTTATCAAGACTTAAAATTTCATTTTTTTGGGAAATATGTATCGTTCCCAACCCAATTCCAGTTCCAACCTCAAGAGTTCTCCCCTCAGGCATCACATTTGCTAATTTCTCATATAAACCTGAAAACTCGTAAGTATTTGAGTCTCTCTCCCACAAGTCAGCATATGTAATTTCATTTGTTAATTGTATATTCATCAAGTGGTTGCCTTAATTATTTTTAGAACACATTATACAATCTTCAAAAAAAAAGCTACGTTTTCGTAGCTTAGAAATTATCTTTAAAATCTTTAACCTCTTTGGCCACATCTAAAATCGTTGCACCCTCACGTGCATTAATATAATTAAATGTCCACCTAATGATCGCCCAGAAAGGTAAGCCCGCGGCAAAGAAAATACCCCCAACCGCACAAAGACCTGACCAAGTTAAAAGGTATTCATGCATTTCAAAATATTGAACTAAGAATCCCCCGCCTGCGATACTTCCAACGACTGTAGTAATTAAACTCACAACCCACTCATTACGGGTACGTGGCATTCGAGTCATTACGACAACTAAATAAACAAGTGCAGCAGATAAAGTAATAATCCCCAATAAAATCACCATTCCGTACACTTTAATTGCTGCCGCCACTCCAACACCACTACTTACTGGCTCTGCCATTTTTACTTTCTCCAGATAATAAAAAACCGCCTAAACGGCGGATTCTTTTGTTTTAAAGTTACACTTCGATTTGATATACAACGCCAGTGGGCGCACTTCGTTTTATTTCATTGCCACTGATATAAACTCGGTCTCCCACACTAAAAACTGTTGAACTGGTACACAGTACAAGCCCTGTACCATCTACGACTAAGACTTTGTAGTTTGGATGATCAGCACTCTGAACTGTTGCTATAAATTCAGGTGTTTTCGGAAATAAATCTAAAAGTCTTGATAATGCATTACTCACGATTCACCCTCTCTATTGATGTAGTTTGTGTGACCTTTTCATAACTAAATGATCCGCTGACACCATCCGAAATACCCCACCAGTCGCCATTAAAAGCAGTCAATTCACCTGGTAAGCACTGCCCGATTTCTTGCGTGATTGGCATCAATAAGCTATGTGTTTCAACCATGCCAGCTTTGGCTAGTACTTCACGTCCTTTGCTATGCATTGCTGTCGTTGATGTCAGCAAGGGACTATTTACCGACTCTTGCAGCACATCACCTGCAGTGCCAACACGCTTGATTTGGCCAGTATTTCCATTGCGGTCATTGGTCAGGAAAACCCCGTTATAGTCGGGGTACATTGTGTAATCTGTTGATAGATCCGTCACGACCGATTCGGGAATCACCCGATCGTACTCATCAATTGCAATCGAATCCCAAAATGTCTTTTTGTACTTGGCTTTAATCGTCAATGTATTGCTATCAGGCTCGCTATACACAAAACCACCTGCGGCATCAGCAATCATTTTAATAGCTGCAATCGGGGTTAAATTCGAATAGCTCAAACTATTTGTAGGTAGTACCCAACCCAATGCATCAATAAGCTCCCAATTAAGAACAATGTCGCTATTTACCCGGTCAAGTTCAGCTTGTACCAGTTGTACCGATGTTCGCTCATTCTCTTGAGTAAAAGAACGAGTTGGTGAATAAGGCGCGTCAAGTAATGCAGTCGGACTACGGCCAGAAAGCTTATAAACCTCCTTTGCAAACTGTCTTGATCTGGAAATATTTTCCAGCAACATGCGGTGCTCATTTCCATTGACCATGATTTTGAGAATTACGGGCTGGCCGCCCACTGGATCCAGTTTTGATTTTTCATAAAATGGAATTGTTAGATTGTAAGACCAACACCACGAACTGCGATCGCAACGATAATCACCGTTGTTGACCTGAATTTCTTGCCCGTTGTCTAATCGAGTTACTTTTAAATCATTCACGATATACCACCAATTTTTATTAACGATTCTCGGTATGCAGTCATTAGCACCAAAATTTAAAATGAGATTATGCGAATCAATGTCATGGCACTGACAGATAAAATTCAGGTCAGTTGAGCCGACATAATCAGGTTTTGGCTGTGGTTCGATGGGGTCCACAGAAGATTTACGGTAATAGACTGCTTTTGCCACTTCCCAAGGGATTGAATCAGTTGTTACCAACTCCAAGCCTTTGTCATGTATGAACTTGAATCGCTTTTCAAACACTTCTGCGACTTCATGACTAAACGTAAATTTCTTACGCTTTCTAAACATTTCATCCCAGTCAGTCTCCCTGTTGATCAGCAACTTTTTAGACTCTTCAAATACCAACGTTCGAGCAATAAAACGTTTATCGTTCTCTTGCCATACAAGCTGATCGTCGTTAGAAAGCTTCGTTGTTTCTTCAAAGACCGATTTAACCGATTGCTGCAGCTGTAAAGTTTTATCAAAACCCGTTATCACTGCACTGGATAGACTTAAACCACGCTCAAAAATAAAGGCGCTGTTATGCGCCTTAAATCTTGCTTTGCCATATATCAGATGTTGTTCAAACAAGGTGGGCAAAGCTTTCTCATAAATGAAATTGCAAGCAAGGCTTACCCCGCGCAAGAAATTAATATCCGATGTTCCGTGACTCGCAGATATAAATGAAATATTAACAAACGCCATTAACTGCCCAGAATTAACAGTAACAGTATTTGAGCCAGTGATTAATGCAGTAAAAGCTAGTGATAATCTAGTATCAAGCTTTTGAGCTGAATAAGTCGCATCAAATGTGGCAGTTAAATTAAATGGCGATGATAGTGTTGATGGCTCAGGATTACTTAAATAATTTACAGTTACTAAGAACGGTTTTGATGGATTTGCCATTCCTATGCCCCATTCGGATACTCAGATGTTTGAGGAGTAAAGCTTGCTGTGTGACGGCACACTCCTTTTGTTATACGCAATTCATCAATAAATCCGTCAAAGTGCCAATAATTCATTGATGATCTATTATTGCCAGACGCGATTGAAACATTTGAAAAATTTGGGCTAGTAAAAGCTACATTATTTTGATCAGTTGTTGTTCCAACTAGACTCCCATTAAAAAAACCGTATGTTGTAGTGCCAGATCTACCAAACTCAATATGATGCCAAGTATTACGTGTTAATGATGAATCGATTGAGAAATCAGCATTTTGAGTTGTAAAATTAGTCTTACAGTGTTGCAAACCAATTCTTGCTGTTGATGTATCTGAAATACAAAGATTCCAGCCACCGCCTGCACTCGAAATATCCTGGTACCCAACGCAAATTATTGGTATTAAATTCTGATAAACTGTGGCGTTTAACGGAATATAAACCCAAGCTTCAATAGTAAAATCTTCTGTAGCTCCAAATAAAAAGCCAGTCATATTACTAGTTGAAATATAGTTGTTTTTTGAAAAACGTCCGCTTGCACCGCCAAATTTGCTTTGTTCAGTTGAAATAATGGGGGTCCCAACTCTGCTCCACGTATTAGATTTTTGATCAATAAAACTGGTTGAGTTATTTGCACCATTAAAATGCAACAACGATGACACATAATTCCAATATTGGTCTCCTTGTTGTGCAATAACTATCACTTCATCACTTACTGCTTTATTGCCATCTCGCCATACAACAACTCGATAATAATAAGTAACGCCTTGAGTAACATTGTCATCAACATAAAACATCGATTTTAAGTTTGTCGTAATTGGTATAGGTAGGTTGTTAATGTCTGTCATTGATGTTGTAGATCGATGGATGTCGAATGAATCAAAATCACCAAACTGTGCAAACTCAAGTCTAATACCTGGCATATGTCACCCCGCCACTGGTTTTAAAATAATAGAGTCAAGCTTCTGGGATGAACCAAGCGCAATGTCATAGCTGTTTAAAATAATGTCTGTTCCCATAGAAAAGTCAGCTACGGCAACCCCAGCACCGTTATACAGCCTTGCCCACTTTGCGATACCTGCTTTAATTGCAAGGCCTGTGTTAGTTGGGTACAGCTCAATACCATCAGTAAGCAAAGACTTAAAACAAGGCTCTGGCAGATTGAGTGTAACCAGTCTTGCAGTAGGATCTGCAGCAATCCCAATATTTTCAGGTTTTGTATTATCGTAATAAATAAATGTAGCGTTTCCGCTACCCTGATCTAAGAAATTTGCAATCGCTTGCAATGCAATTAGCCCCGCAGCTAAAGAAGGATTCACACTCATTTCGCACCTACATTGTCTTGAATAACTGCGTTGTATTGTCTGTTAATGTCAAAAGCCACAATAAAGAATCGCGTTGTATTGTTCAGTCCTAAAAATGCATAATTTCCTTTTTCATCTGGTTTTTGAACCGAAACGGGATGAAGATTACTTTTACTGTAGAGAAGCACCATAGCATCCTTATACTGGGCACCCAGTTTCTTGGTTGTCCCCCGAATGTTTGCCAAGGTATTGTTTAAACCGAACCCAATATCCTGTAGCAAGTTTCCTGAATGCTTGACTGTCCTTGAACAAGGTCTCATTCCAACTCTCCCAAGTAGAAATACAACCCACCCACAAAGCTATCAGCCCCATCTATATATGCGCTATCCGAAACATACATACTGTTATCAGCAAGAATTGGTTTTGTTTCAGTAAAGCCACTGATGTTTTTACCCGCATAAAAAACATGATGCAGTGAGCCACGTAGAAAGGCATTTGAGTCATAAAACGGAATTTCCAAGGCAGGCAGATTGGTTTGACTAAAGATATTAGTACCCCCTGAACTAAAGTTGGGAAGTACTGGAACAGCCGTAACACTGCTTGACAGTCGGTTTAACACATCATGACTGGTTGTAAAAAACCTTGAGGTTACATCACCCTTGAATAGAGGAAAAAAACCTGTATTTGTACTAGAGATATATTGCGATGCATTATTGTTTGCAACACAAGACATTAGGAACCAATTCGGAACAAGGTTGTTTTCAAGACTATTTTTAAAAAGTCCACATCCATTTAACCGTTTGCTGCCTGTTGTTGATGAGTTGTAAAGCAGATAAAAAGCATCAGCATCACCAGCTAAGGTAAAACGTCTATTGCTATTTTGCGGGGTGCTCGATTCAAGAATTTCATAACCCCGATCAGTTGCCCAGTGCCATTTCGACCAACCTCTAACAACCGTTGCACCTGTTCCCGTGATTTTCCAGTTCTTCTTAAAATCATTGGTATCAAGCGGTAATTGCAATTTACTTGTGTTTTCGTAATCATCAATATGGGCCATGTTCTCAATCAAGCCAACCATCGCTGATTTGGCATAAGCTGAATTGTAGCTATTCACACCATCCGAAATTGATTCATCAATACGAATAAAAGGATGTTCAGAACGTGGGTTCCTTGCACGATAGACACGCTTTACATCGTTAGCATCACGAAAAATAATGTCATAGCCAAGTGCTGCTAATTTCGCAGATCCATGCGCTGTGATCAATTGACTTGACAACTCAGCTTTAAGAATCATTTGAGTTGAAGTCGGCAAGCCTTTGATTCGATATTTCCCATTGATATTTGATGGAGAGAAACCTGACAGCTCAACTATCTGGAATAACACTGCATTATGTGCAGCGTAGAAAGTCAGATTAATATCGCCGTTTGCATCGATACTGGCCGCGGTTACGTTAGTGAATGGCAATCCGTTTACAAGACAAATATCAAGCATACGGATTAAATCACCCCAGTTATTACCGAGCGCGATATTATTGATATGACTGAAAAACTGCACTTTTAAATCTGTCGCCATGATTTATTTACTCAATAAAAAGGGCTGCAATTGCAGCCTATTGGATTAATTTTTAATTGGGTTAAAGGATTGACTAAATATCTCGGTCAATGTCGCCACGGAACATAATTTGAAAGTTATCACTTAGAACTGTCGGCTCTGACTGCTTCACTGTTCTTACACACCAGATCGGATACATCGCTGCAATGGTATTAAAGCGAACTACATTACCTGATGCCCAACCGCTTCCCCAACCTTCTTTCTTAATGGTGAAATACGGCTCATTTGTGATTGGATTAATCGGCTTACAGTCCACTGTGGTTGTACCAGTAGCAATCTGACCCGATACTTCACCGATGATTCTAAAAGTTGAAATATCAGTAAACACCAGTGCCCAACGTTCCTGTATAGATCCCTTATTAGTCACAGTAATTGGATAAAGTGCATCGTTGTAATTTGGCGTGATCGGCTGACCAGTAGGCTCATTCGACCAGACGCTATACCATGTTCCTTGCACAAACTTTGATGTGTACCGACTGAACATATCGCCAACCACCAGCGCTGAGCCAACAATCGAGTTGTCAGCATCATAATTGTGGGTGACAGGCTTGGTTAAAGTAATCTGGCCATTGATCTGCACGTCATTGATGAGGCCCATGTCCTGATAGCGATATGCTGCGGAAATAGGTGCAATCAAGGCATTAAGCGCAAAGTCTCCACTGAAGGTGACACGGCCATAGTCATAGTTCACAACATAAAGATCATATGGAACCTTGGTACCATTGCTATCTTCAAGCTCACACCACGAAATACGCTGATCATTTAAATCGTAGGTTTGACCCGCTACATGGCTTGGTAACTGTTGCAGCTTTGATGATGCAATCACACCAATGTCGCCAACACGGAAAATCGGGACACGTCCATCAGGCGGTAAGCGTGTAGCCGACAATCCTAAAATCTCAGAATCTAAAGGAATATAGGTGTATGCAATAGCGTTATAACGAACTGATGTTGCATCAATCCAAACTGGCGCATTCACCCATACGGTATTTCCTGTGTCTGTGTAGTCAAGTAGCGGATCGTACCAATCCTCGTCTACAATTTCGGGATGATCGGACTTTTTGGTTTTCTTGTAGAAATAAATATCTACAAAACCAGTCTCATAATTGATTGAACCGTGCGCTTCGTCTGTTTCAATAATGCCCGCTTCATTTGCAGTAATTGTTAATTGGCCACCAGCAATTTTACCCACCACAACCGTTAAAGAGCCTGGTCGGATCGGAATGGTTGGCGTTCTAAAGCTGACATGATTAATTGGCAGCATATCTGTCGTTGTCGTCAAAGACTGCAATGTTAGTTGGTTATCAACGTTCGATGTCCAACTATCTAACTCAACCACGCCTGTGCCGTATTGAATAATACCGCTTTGTGTTCCGCTACCTGTTGCTGAATCTACATTGCGATATAGCAAGCCTGCTCGATCAACAAAGGTATCAGCACCCAATTTAAAGCGAACAGAACTCGATAAGATTTGCTCATCAAACCCCTGTGTTAGATCAAATTTAAGCTTATCGGCTGTAACTGTTGTTGAACTGCTACCCGTACCTGAAGTATCTCGATATTTAACTTGTATGGTTGTTGTGTCAAATGCCTTCAGAGTGGCTTGTGAGGATACAATTTCAGATACTTGAGGGAGAAAAAAACTCATATTTACACCTATGTATAATAAGTATTTGGTTTGTATGCTGTTGTATAAATTGTTTTTTGTTTAGTAGGTGTTACTTCACATACCCCAGTTGCATAGATGATAGAACCCTGAGTGTTGCCAAATTCATCGACTAGATTTCCAGTCGTTGCATTCACTGGCACATCATGCAATGTTACTGTGCTGACTGGGTTGCCCCCAACCGCCATTGACAACGGTATCTCAAGACCCACTGAGCTTGGTTGAATTGCTGAACCTGTACCAATCGTGAAAATTAGCTTTTGATTCGCATCAGGCGTTGCCGTTTTAGTTTGCGATTTACCCTCACCATAATCATAAGTAAGCGTGAAAACAGTGTTTTTCTGCGGCAACTTGTTCGGTATCAATCGACCTTTACCCGTGTTAAAAGTCATAAAACCAGTTGCATCACCCGTGAACTGACCCGCACTATTCACTGTTGCGGTTTTGGTTTCACCGTCTAATAGCCAAGTCGCAGTTAAGCTGGCAATTCCGTTATGAAATAGTTGGAAATCCACCCCCGCAGGCGAGACAGACAAATCAGCACGGGCAAAAGTAGTAATCGGACTACCCCATTGCAACAAGATCGGCGTTCCGACATCGGGCAATGCACCTGTCGTTAAAAGCCATGTACCTGTCTGATAATTAATTGAACCGCTACCAATAGACTCATTTGCCGCAACCAATCGCCCAGTACCATTGTCTTTAAGCACATAGAATTTACCTTGCGACATGAATGACACACTTAACGCACCAGGTGCAGGAATTGGAACTAAAACACCCGTCCAGTTTGTGCCCTGATTATTCGCCGTGACAGGTAAAGCATAGGATTCAAAAGGCTGTACTGGTGCTGACGCGGGTGTAAATGTGATATTAAGAATGGCGTTACCTGAGCCAATCGCATTGGTCCACACAATACGACCAGTTTGATAGTCAATGGTACCAACCTGTGTGCCTGTTGCTGTCCGCAGTGTCCCGCCATTATCAGTAATGCTTTGGCCAAACAAGGTAAATGAAACACTTGCTGGAAGCACACTTGATCCGATGTATAAGCTCTGGTTGTTGTTCACGTTGGTTGTGAATTGTGTTGTGATTGTTCCACTGTTCCCCGCAACCAGTGCAGGATTTTCGCTGACAGCATTCAAGTCCAACAACGGCGTTTCAGTCTGATTCGATGGAATTAACTGTGAAAACATCGTTTCAGCTTGAATTGTAAAACTGCCCACTGCCACATCATCGGCTAAATTGACACTGGCATAATACACGCCAGCATCAGCAACAACGGTTTCACGTATCACAGTCGATGGTTTGACGTTGTTCCACCAATTCGTCACGGACAGACCGACAAAGTCACGGCTAAGTGCATCGTTAAATGTGTAAGTTACAACTTTATATTCTTTGGTTCCCTCAGATCCACCGCCGCCACTCCCAGCTCGAAAGGTTGCGGTTCTGGTTTCTACTGCAGTAATGCGAAGGTATTGCGCAAACTCATTTGCTAAGCCCTCATTGACTACCAGTACCAAGGTATCCCCGACATTATTCTCAGAATCAGTGGTCATCATCGCCACTTGGATTGACTTCATACCTTGATACGCTGCATCAAGTAAAGCGCCAACAGCTTGTGCACCTTTGGCCAGATAATTTTCTAAACGGTTCTGCGCTGAATCACGGGTATCCGTATGAGACCGCGTACTAAATAGCAATGCTGAAACATTCGGATCTTCAGGATTCTTCGAAATAAATACAGTTGACCCCATCAACGAGTCAGTATCATTACTATTCACGGCGGCATAGATCTTACGCAGTGACACACGGCCAACGGTTCGATCCAACTCCGACACATCAGGAAAAAGGTTGTTACTCTCCCCATCTACTACGATCTGGCCAGAGTATTTCCCGCCGCCGTCACTTGTGTCCGTTGATCGCTCTGACTTATATAAGACTAAGTTATTGGTTTCAATTGGCATCTTGCACCTCTAAGAATTTCAAAGTGACTTCGTAATAATCACCATCTGATACAGTTGGAAAGCCCATCACTGGTTTGGCATTAATAGCGCCTTCTTGGTGATTAAAGATCACATTGAATTGGCGAGTGTCATGCGGATATTCAAAAATCAAAGTAAAATGCTCACCCTGTAGCGCTGACCAATCTTTTAGTATTGATAGGTCAGATCGTTTAACCCAGCCCTGTTCTGGTGCAGGCGAAAGTGTAATAGTTCGACCAGACTTCTTTTTCCCCTCCTGAATAATCATTGAGCCATCGATTGCACGCTCAACGTTTTGTTCAACAGGCTTCCAGTCAAATTCGTCAGACCATAAAAAACCGTCCTCAATTGGAACGGTTTCATTTGTTGCATTTCGTTGTAGTCTCATTACATCGCCTTTTTCATTTGTTCTAATTCATTAAAGAAATCGTTTAAAAGATCTTTCTGAGATGAATCACCAGTGAAATTTGCAGTTTTGCCATTAAAGTTAAAACTGTAGTTCACTGTATCGGTTGACCCAACATCAATATTAGGAACTTGGATCTGCGGAATTGACGGTGCTTTAATGTTTGGTGCAGTGATTGCAGGTGCATTAGCATTACCACCAACTGAGATCGAACTACCACTAGAACCAGATTTCTTACCCTCCCAATAACTAAGGGTATCTTCCATCTTCTTGAGTAATGGCGTGCTAAAGTCAGTTACACTTCCCGGTTTTAATGCTTGAGAATATGCAAAAAGCATACTGTCTAAAGCTTCTTTACCCTCTTTCTTGGCTTGACCAGCATCCATACCCGCCGCGGCTAATCGGTTTTCATAATCCTTTGCCTTTGCTGCCATATCATCCATCGCTTGACCCAAGCCTTTTGATGTTTCAGCCGCTTGCGCTTTGCGTTGAGCAGCAACTTTTTCCATAGCAGCCTCCCATTCATCCGCTGTGCTTTTTGCTTCCTGTCGTGCAACACGCCCAAGCTCTCTAAAGCCATCTGCAGCAGCTCCACGCGCTGTATCACTCACGTTATAGAGTGAATCAACAATTTCTTGAGTAGACTTAACTGATGATTTACCAGTTGCATCGATCTGAGCTTGTAACCCAACCGAAGCTCCTTGTGCTTTGGCATTTGCAATGACAGCTTGATCACCTGAAGCGGCGGCAGCTTGCATCACTCGCTCATAGGCTTGTTTAAGACCATCTGATGTTGCCTGGCCACTCGCTTTCATTGTGTTGAAGTCAGCAATTGCTGAATCAGCTGCAAGCTTTAATTGTTCTTTGGTTTTGACACCAAGGCGTTCAAATGCCTTACCAACTTCATCTAAATCATCAGGTAGCTTTTGAGTTTGCTGTTTAATCGCAAGCATACCCATCTCAACCTGCTTCGTTGAGAAAACGCCCTGTGCTTCAAACTCTTTAAGCTTTGCCTTAGCTGCATCAATCTCAGCCTGTGATTTTGCAGTTTCTAACCATTTAGACCAAGCACCATAAATAATAGTTGCAGCCTGATCACCTGTAGCTCCTAAGCGCTGGATACCAGCAGCAAGGTCATTGACCTGATTGAGCTTCTCATTAAAGCCTCTTGATACTTTATTAAGTGCGGCATCAAGATCTATACCAAGTGCTTGAGCACCCTGCCTTGCAGCATTTTCAATTGCTTTACCGATCCCACCTGCATCTTGCTGGGCTTCCAATGCACGTTGCTTACGTGCAATGGCCAATTCCTTTTCTTTGGCATCAATTGCAGTTAAGGAGTCTTGAGCAGACTTTAAGGCGCTGAGATCACCAGAGCGCTTTGCATCTTCAATTTGTTTCTGTAATTGAATTTTCTGGACGGCGCTCGTTTTGAGAAATGTGGTGTATTCCTCATCAGCCTGCTTGGCTTTTTCTGCTGATCCCTTTGCTAACTCCGCTGCCTGCTGTGAAGCTTTACCCGTTACATCCCAAGCCTGAACCGCAACCTTACCCGCCTGATCAAGTGTGACGATATAGCCCTTGGTCATCAGATCGGCCTGTACAGCACCATCCATGACTCCACCGTTGGCTTTTATTGCTGCCTCGGCATACTCCTGTACGGCACGAAGTTTTTCACTTTCAGACTGTTTTTTACCATTGACCTCGGTTTTTTGGTCTTTTAGTAATTCCTCAAGTTTTGCCTTGGAACTAGCAATCGCTTCCTGATCTTTCTGTAGTTGTGTTTTACCAATATCCTTATAGGTTTCAATCACAGCCCATTTATGTTCTTCAGACAACTTAACTGCCTGCTGAGCATTTTTTTCAGCTTGGGCAAATAGACGTGCAGATGTTTTTTCTGCCTGATCAGCCAAATCCCCCATAAATGGAATGTGATTTAAAATTGAAGCACTTAAATCATAGATACCCGCAGCCAAGAATTGAACACTAGCCAATAATAATTTTAGCCCAACATTAAACCCTGTACCAAGATCACTGACAGCAGCCAGTCCCATCCTAAGGACGTTTAGCGCTGTGGCAATTCCGCTAACCTCTTGCTGCCCACTTAACAATGCAGCAAATAAAGGAGATATTGCATCCAGCGCACTACTGAAAGCACTAAAAATTGTCTCTCCAAAATCGACTAAATCTTTGGCATTCTGCTTTAGGTTTCGATACAAGTCTGAAAGTGTATCCCTGATAGCATTAAGAGTGCTGGTATCAATATCTGAAAATCTTTCACTGAAATAGCTAATGCCATTGGCAATATCATCAAAGAATTTTTTTACTATCTGCAAATTATCAGCAATAACCAACAAGCCCTTGGCAATTGTTTCAGTGGTACCAGTACTATTGTTAATTTCCCCAATGGTAGTTTGCCATTGAGTTTGAATCCTCTGTAATGCTTTCTCTACTGTTACTGGAAGTTTTTTATACTCTTCATCAATAACCTGTGCCTGATTCTGGAGGGCACGTATTACAACTTTGGAAGTAAGGTCGCCATTCTCTGCCATCTTGCGCAATTCAGAGGTAGTGACGCCCAGTTCTTTAGCCAAAGCCCTAGTAATAACAGGTGCTTGCTCGGTCACACTGTTATATTCTTCCCCAGCTAGACGGCCCGAATTTAGGCTCTGAATCAACTGGGTAATGGCTGCATCTGTAGCCTGCGCTGAACCACCACCAGTTTGTATGGCTTGGGTAATTGTTTTGGTTAGTCCTAATACATCGTTTTGAACAAGCCCAAGCTCTTTACCCACATAGGTAAGCTGTGTAAATAGACCCGCTGTAGACTCAAGGTTAGAGTTAGTTAAAATGGCAGTTTGATGAACACCAGCCATTGCAGACTCAAAATTACCTGTATCACCAATCGCAATTTTTATCTTTGCAGATAAATTAGTATATGTGTCTGCTGTCTGGATAAGTTCCTTTACACCTACTCCAATACCAACTGCTGCTATAGCCGTTGCAAGCAAACTGTAACTTGCCTTTAATCCATTGATTCCATTTTGTGCTGTAAAAGATGCGCTTTCAGTACTTCTAACTTCTTTATTTGCCTGTAGTACAGCACCCTCAAATTTATTAAATGCTGCATCTGCTTGCTCAACCTCTTTCTCCAGTTGATCAACTGCACGTTGGGCGGTCGCAATACTTTGCGGGGTTGCATTGGTTGATGCAAATTCCTGCAATTTTTGTTTTGCTTGAACTAGATCAGCTTTTAAACGGTCAATAGCTTGCCCTGACTTCACCCCAAAATCAGTAAAGTTTTTTGCAGTTTTGGATGCTTCATCCCCTGCATTTTCAATCATTCCTGTGGCTTTGGTAAGGGATGATGTTAATGCATCAGCGAGTTCCTTTGTGCCCTTAGGAATAATTTCACCAATTTGCTTGGCAGTTTCTTCAGAAGCTTTGCGTAATTTGTCTGCCTCATTTTTTATGGCATCAAAAACAGCCTTGGTCGTTGTGCCTGATCTATCTACATTTGAAATGTAGTCATTCACCTCTGCATCAAGCACAAGTTTAAATACTAAATCCGACATTTTATTCACCTCAATACCAAATAAAAAAAAGGCAATGTAGACATGCGGTAATGGACACATCTACACTGCCAAACTGAAATTTAGGTAATAAAAAACCCGCTTTCGCGGGCTTTTTAAAATTCTCTTTATTCACTAATGATGGTTAGAATACCATCAGTAATTTATAAATATTTGTACTTACGCTGTTTGAAAGATATCAATTAGCAATAGTAGTTTCACACTCTTCCAGCACTTTCTTGGCTTCTTGTTCTTGAATCAAACTCTTTGTGAATAACTGCGTAATTTCATAATCTTTATCACTGCCCTCTGCCAAAAATGTTAAAATCGCTTCATTAGTTAGATTCATGGAACTTACATAAATCAACCTACTTGCCTCCAAACATCCTGAATATTTTTTGGCTTCTGTATCGCGTTTTATTTTCTGTAATTCAGAAATTGGTTGAGCTAAAGCCACTCTCATGACTTTATTTGATAACTCTCTTTGATCATGAAAGGAAGTTACTAGCTTTTTTAATTCAATAAACTCTAATTTATTTAAATGGGAATCAGCATCAAATTTATAGTTTGCAATAGTGCTTGCGTCATTATCATAAATGCTGATCGTTTTTAATTTCTCTACATATGAAGCGACATTAGCTTTATGAATATTTTCTTTTTCAATCTGTTTTTTTGATATATACCACCAAGTTGTTCCAATAATTCCTGAAACAATAATTAGTAAGATAATAACCGGAATTAGATATGATGTTTTATATTCAGTTCCACAAGTTCTACAACTACTTTCAGTAGATTTCATAGGCTTTTTACAAGATTTACAATATTTTATTCCCATTATTGTACTCACTTACTTTTAACATCTATTTTAAAAATCTTACCTCTACAAACAAGAACGGTATATAAAGACATATCAACTTCATATTTATACTCTGTAGTTGCGCAAACAAACCCGCCATCTTCATAAACAAAATATCGTGGTTTAGATCTACCTAATTTAGAAAGCAGACTTTCTTCTGAATCGCCAAGAAATACTGCATCAGTAGATGTTCGAATAGATTTAGTATCATAGGCAAATGCGCTTACAGATAATAAAGCTGAAACAACCCCTAATAATAAAAGCTTTTTCATTATGTAAACCAATTGTTATTAATCACACACAATCTAACAAACTGCGAAAACTGTGGCAATATAAACAATTCCATAATCAATAATCTAACCCACTAACAAACTTTTCAAAATCATTTTGCTTTGCATGGTATGCAGTACGGGTTGCTATAGCAATTGATTTTAAACGTTGCGAGTCACGGCGTTGCGCTGATTTAATGTATTCTACAAATGCACCGTAAGGCATATTTAAAATATCATCTGGTCTGTGGCCTGCCGACACAAGAAATTGAAACGAATCAAACCAACTTTGGTTATCATCCTTTTTTTTACGCTGTTTCTTTTTTTCTTTCTTGAAATACGCTTCATTCACATGGATGATTTTAAAAACTAGATCTGCAATCTCATCCTGATTTTGAATATTGGTTGTGAATGTATCAGGATCAAGTGTAGTTACTAAAGAACAAAGTCCCATAATCTTGACGATATGCTCATCGACAACCATCCCAATCATTTCTATTGAATAACCATCAAGTTCTTTTATCGGTTCAGCGTAGAATGCAAACTGATTTAGATTCTTTACCTGTATCTGCTTAATCTCAATATTCTGATCAATAAACATATAGGGCAATGATTCATTGTTTAAAAGAAAAAAATCATTCATAGAGATAATCCTAAAATACAGGCACAAAAAAAGACGCTGATGCGCCCCTGTGCCTGTATTGAGTAAGTTTAGTCGATATAGACAATACGGCCAAAACCACCAAGTTTTGTATCTTCTTGCTTATCGCTATCAGCTAATGCTGACCCTTTGATGGTAATTTCACCTGTCTCTTCATTAATCAAATCCATTTCAGCATCAACAGTAGGCTTGAACCGCCACAGTTCAACTGCAATTTTTGCGTCATTGATAGAGTTGATACCCTCAAACAGGAAGTAATACTCCGCATCGTCTGGCATGGAAAAGATAACAGTAGCCTTAGAGTCACCTTGGGTATAATCGGCCACCAATGGCTGTGTCAGACCAGTCAAACTTAAAATCTTTAGCTTTCCGAACTCTGGCTTAAATGAATAGTGAGTTCCCTCAACCAATTGCACTGGAGTTCCTGATGTAGAGTCACTGATCATTAAGGCTGTAATGTTAAAACCATCTAGCTTAATCTCGTCCCCGACCTTCAATCCTGAACCTAAGTCCTGATCCTGAACACTGATTGAGCCTGTATCGACAATGTTTGCCTGAAAAGCCAAGGCAACATCTTCTTTTTTCTGCTCGTCCAGTGTGATTTCAAGCGAAACGTCACGAGTCTTGGTCCATTCACCAATTTTCTGACGTTTACCTGACTTTGATTCGTACCTTGCAAAGGTATCGGAAGTAATTCCAAGTTTTACACTGGTCTGGTTTCCCAGTTCCCGCAAAACCTTGGCACTCCCAGTTAAATTTCGTGCAAGATGTGATGCACCTTGCAACGATAAAAATTCATAAGGCATGGATTTACTCCTTTAAGTAAAAATCTGTGTTTCAAATAAAAATGGGAAATAAGCAAAGCTTGACTGACCACCAATTCGAACTGGGCAATTGGTACGCTTAAATGGCCTATAACCTTTTACCTTTGGATCAAAGCCTTGAAGAGTATCCAATAGCTTGCGAATGAATGGATCAGCAGTCTTACGAATAGAGTTTGTGTTCTGCAACTGCGCTTCAGCATCTTGCAGGCATAGTACAATCAACCATTGCTGGTAAATTGAAGTGATTTTTCCATTACCTGCAGAATCGCCTACACGGTCATCAAAATAGATGACACTGATAGATGGCGTATTATTGGCCGCCTGCAACATGTCCTCAATCGTGAATGGGGTATTCACTTCACTCAAGTCATCCGACATTGCATTTTGGATATGCCCCACCAATATTGGTTCAACCGCGAAATAATCATCAATTACTGTCATAGTCACACCACAAAAATACCAGTACCCATTAATTTCTCAGGCTGATCTTCTGGATCAGGAAAAATTAAAACGGCGTTGCCTATGGAAACCTGCTTAAGCCAACTCATTTTGTCCTCATAGTCCTGTCGTACCTTATCAGTAGCCCTATCCTTATATAAAAGATAACGAGCAATAACACTGATGGCGTTTTTAATGGGTTCAGTGGTTGCGGGTAAAGGTAACGGGTACTGCTTGGCCACAAAGCTGATCACAATATCCACCGCACTTGAAATTGCCTTTTCAGATGTCGCTGGATTTCCTCCCGTTACCCCTGAAATGTTTTTTTCCAGTTGCTCAATTTCTTTTAAACCATAGTCCTCTATCAAATCATCCCGTGTTAAATAAGCCATTATTTCACCACCCTATAACTAACTGACTGTCGTAGCTGCCCCGTGTCAATTAAAGGCTTGCTACTACCCTTACGTTTTATGGTTCGCGGTTTAAGTGGCACAAACTTGCCATTGACCATGTACGTCTGCACATCCGCCTGCGCCTCCTGCCCTAAAAACTGCCATGTTGTTGCCATTGAAGTTTTACCCAACAGCATCGGCTTTACCTGACCCAACAAATACCGACCATATTTGCCTTGGTTTAATTGCAAACTTGCACGAAAGAAAGAGCGTTCTGGGATATTTCGACCAGGTGCGCCATACTCATGTATAGCAGCCAGATCAGCCATAACAATTGAACGTTTGCCACCGCCCTTTAAATCCGTGATGTGAGGTTTTCCACCAAAGACACCGATCTCAGCATGACCAGTAAATCTGGTGGCTTGCTGGGCAATTTTGTCAAAAAACCAGTTACCTGTTTGCAAGATTTTTGACGTTACTTTCATGCAAATTCACCATTAATTAGATTGAGCTAACTTTGCTTGCAGATCTTCAATTGATTCATCATCACTAAATTCGACATTTAGCTTAGTTAATTTGGCTTTTACTTCCACCAATTCAGCTTCACGTTTCGCCTTGGCTGCTGCTGTATCTGCTTTGCTGCTAGGCTTGGTTTTCTTAACTTCAGATATGATCAATTCACCTGATTTTTCTAATGCAGTGAATACAGGATGATCGACTAAGGCTTCATGTTGCTCATCAGTGATTTCAACTTCCTCACCTTTAGGCAATACCACTGCTCCAAATTTGGTACGTGCTGATAAGCGACCCATTTCACCCTGATATGTATATTTCGGCATTTTCATTGCTCCAAAAATGACTAAATAGCCGCAATTACGCGGCTTTAGTCATGATTTATAAATTGGTTAATTAAGTTTTAGGAACGTCCATATAGCGCAGGCTATCTACACGTTTGAGCCATACCCCTTGATACAAGTAATAACCCGGTGTGAATAGGTCAAGCCCATCAGCCTGAGGTGCTAAGAATTCCAACTCTTTTGGAATACGCATTTCGATACAAGCTGGATCACGACGATAAACTGTAATACGGCGAATACCACCAACCCCCATCGACTCTGTTCGACTTGTAGCACGGATAGTGAGTTTTTTCCCTTCAAGCGCAAGCAAATTATTCTTAGACACCCATTCAAAAATAGTGGTCTCTAAATTATCAGCGATACGTCGTTGAGTCAGAATGCGCATTAAGCTTGTTGGTAAGATCATCGTATCTGGAGTAATTGCGGGATTGAATTCACTTGCTTCAATCGCATCAGATAAGATGTCATTAATATCTGCAAGGATTTCATCTGGTGTTGCAGTTTCCCATGCCTTTAATGCAGTCTGAACATTAACCCCAGTTTGGTTAAATAAGCCACGCAAACCTAGATTTAGATCACCCACCCAAGCAATACGAGACATATGCTTTTCAAAGCCCAATCGTGCAGCTTGGATCTTATCAGCTTCAAGGGTGATACCTGCTTGAGATGCTGTGGCCAATTCAAGAATCGAATACTGATAACCAATTGAACCTGAACGAACGCCTAGATCTACGTTGTCGTAGAATACTTCAGCTAATGGAATATCAACGCCTGTCCCGCTATGGTCCTGACCTTCACCTACGCCGTTTTTACGTTGTAATGTATGCTTGGTACCAACAGTTGCGGGGAAATTTGATTTCACTGGAATGTATGAAGCGTATTCAGTTGCTTCAGTCATTTGTGGTGTCATTTCATTACTTGTTTCTAACTGAACAAGCAATGTCACCAAGTTTTTAAGATTAAATGCATCACCCGCCTGAGCTTGCATAATTGGCGCTACACCACCAAACAGGGCGAGCTTTCGATTAATAAGTTGTTCACGATTCATGTATTAAGCCCCGCGTAATTGAACAATAGCCATGCCATCAGCATTGGAAATGCAATCCCAAGTAGCACCGACTAATTCAGTGCCATCTGTTGCACTTGTTTGATATGAACCCAATGGGTTGTTTGTAGTTGCATTCGCTGTGCGAATGTAAACCTTGCCACCTGTAGCTGTAATTGGAACGGCGGGTTTTACCCAGATTCGACCGACTCGCATGATCGGCGGTACGTCATACTGCTGATATGCTTCTTTGCCACTTGAATCACTACCGTTCTTGCCAATGTGCTGATGCACCACGATACCGATGGGACGTAAACCGCCCCCAACGACAGAACAGCGAACACCATCCCCAGCGTCACAGGCAACTTGACCATCATTTAAAGTGCCTGCCCCCGCCATTGGCATAGAGCGAACATCTTCAGGCGTACTTTTAAGGCGTTGCCCGACTACCGCCACTTTTGAATTAAGCTGCATTTATTAGCTCCTTAAATATCTTTTTTCCAAGCTGTTGTTTTGTCATAGCCCTGTTCTTGTGCAGGTGTCGAACCATTCCCTCCTGCTGGTGAGGTATTTTGGCTATCACCCGTAAAGAAACTATTAATTGGGTTTGACGGGGTTTGAGTACCACTGGTTGCAACAAGCGCACGAAATACCATGTCGACTTGCTCAGGCTTTGCATCGCCAACCGTAACTTGTCCCAAGATAGCGCCAACGATTGCATCGCCAGCTTTGGCAGTAATAGCTTCACGCTTAATTTGCTCACAAGAACACCCATCAGTTTTGACATTTGCATTGAGTTTTTTTGCATCTGAAATTACAGTCGCACGCTCATTGGCCAATGCTTCTAACTTTTCTGGTGTGACTTGATTGGCTTCAAGCGTTGTCACTTTTTCAGCATTGGTTTTTGCATCTGCAATAACTTTATCGATCACAGCTTGAACGGCGGCCAACTCTGAAATTGAAAATTCTTGATCTCCAATTTTGAGTTTTGAATTAACCGTTTGTTGCAATGATGCTAATAAGTCCTGATCTTTTCTTAGTGCTGCTGTTAAAGCCGCATTATCGGCAACATCAAAAGGGATGCCATTTACAATGATTTGCATTGTTTTCTCCGTTGGATTTGGATGTTTTGGGTTTTGATCGCCTATGCGGCAATCGCCACCGCAACGGCCATATTTGACAAGGGCAACATGATCGCCGTAGAAGTTTTTAAACTCAGCTTGGTAAGGCGTTCCGTCTGGTGCTGTTCCAGTGATGAAATGAAGTTCAGCGCCGTAACCTAAAGACAACTCCAAACGTTCTTGGCTTTGGATCTGCTGAATCACGTCACTGTCTTTGATCAGCAAATCGCCAATTAGATAATCTCCATCACGGCGAACATTCGATAATGTGCCGATAGAATGAGTTTTCCATGTGGCAGCATTTACAGCATTACCCGGTGGATGATTGTCTGTGACATCTACACCCTGATAGCTCTGGATTGTTTCAGGTCGAAATAACTCATCGGCTGAACTAAAGACATTAATGACTTGATCAGGCGTATACCCCTCAATGCCATTAAATTCAGCCGCATAGTATTGGCGAACCTGTGGTGCTTTACCTAGCCGGGCATCTTTGCACAATAAAAAACCCTCTGGAGTGAGGGTTCTTGTAGATTGAGCAGGTGCAAAGTCACCTAACTTTAAATGTAGTAAATAGCGTTTCATTGGCTTTCCTATAGGCAATAAAAAACCCACTTCGGATGAGTGGGTTTAGTTGCTCGTTGTTATTTACTGTATTGGATTCCCTGAAGCTACTTTACTCACCCAACGGCGATATTTCGCTTGCTCTTCAAAGGACAGGTCATCGTAATAACTTACTTGTTTTAAAGATTCTACATGTTGCTTACCAGCATCAAGCTTTGCCTGTACGTGTGCACGCCAAGCTTCAACATTTAAGAAACCATCTTCTTTTGCGATTTGTTCTTGTCGCGCAAGTGGTAAATCAAGAATAGACATTACAATTCCTCTAACTCAATATGAATCACGTCATCAATTAAGGTGCGATCCAAAACACGGAATTTCTTAGGTCGATTGAATATAACTTCATACTCTTCATCTTTATATTCACTTATGAAATTTACATTCTTTGCTGTCTTTGAGTGTATCACAAGTCGATGCGGATAAAAATCGAACACATCACCATCGCCATAAGTTGCACTTGTAAAAGCATTATATTCAACTGTATCGCCAATTTCGTGTTTAGCTAAAAGCTCCGTTGGCAATCGAGTACGGCGAACTACTACACCTATGTGATTTGGCAGTCGATCTAAAGCACTACTCAGCACCTTTGAAGCTGCAACTAGCTCAAAATAAAGCGGATCGCCCTCATTAATTAAGCCATTCAACATACTATTCAAATTGCCGTAACCATTGCCCGTGTAATGTCGCAATGCTACCTGTTCAGGCAACGTAAGATTATATTCTTCGGCTAAGACTTGAATATTCTTATCGCTCATCAGGCTATTTGCAATTTTGCTAATCTGGTTCTTGTTCAGCCAACCTAACAAATCATCATTTTGCTGCTCTATTAAGGTTTTTATCCCTTTTTGAGCTGCCATCGCCTGCTCTGGTGTCTTTGCATCCTTATCAAATAAATGCGCCGTGTAAGGTATTGGCACACATCGACATCGAATAGGAATACCCGGATGCCCGTCTGATGGTGGGTCATTCCATGCGAATATTAAACCATCTCGCAAGCGGTGCGAATGTCTTACACGCTCATCATGACTAGTTGACCATGTATAGTGAGTAATCCCTAACTTTTGCTGACGAATCTGAGCGAGCCGACCATTGATTTTTCCAAGCTGATCAACCGCAATTAACTTAGCCCGTGAATCAGTAGAATGGCCAATCTCCAAAATAGATTTTTTAATCTCATCGGAACGCTTACCAGTCTGTATGCCATCAAGTACGGCGGCTTCAACTTTATCTAAGTATTGCTTAGGAATTGACTGGATCAGAGATACGTTTGCAGCAATAGCGCTATCAACCGCATCTTGTAGATCCTCATCTCGCATCAAGCCAGTAAAGTCCAAACCTGTCGACTTTTGCAGCATTTCTACAATTTGCTTATCGCTTGCTTTCTTCTGCTTCAGAACGATTTGCGTAGCTAATTGAGATGCTATCAGATCAATACTATTTGAGATTTTCTGCTTTAGATTTCCCAGTGCATTTTTTACACTGGAAAATATGCCATCTCCGATATGGATCTCAATTGAATCACCCATATTGAAAGCCAACATCGGCTCAATATCATCTTTAACTCCCTTTTGACATAAATGACTTATCGACAATAGGGCTTTGTAATATTCAACCTCTGTTTTCTTTGATACGAATATGGGCTGTGGTTTTGCCTTACGTCCTAACTTTGTTTTGTGAGCTTGCTGAATTAGCGGCTTAAGGTTGCTGAGAATTGTCATCTATTTGCCCCGCCAAATCTTCTAGCGCTTGGATATGAGCATCATCTATAAAGTCGTAAGTACCATCTTGCTGAAGCTGCTTTGCAATCATTGCCTCAGTGATAATCCCTTTCTCTAAATATTTGATGTCACGCTCAGTGTTGTTCTTCTCTACTTCAGATCGAGTTTTTACATCTAGCTGCCAGAGCGGATAAAACACAAAATTAAAGCCTGCTGGTATCACTCCAAACAGGCTTTTAAAAATCACGGGAAATATCCGTTCTAGTATGGGTCGTAGGGTCCAGTTTTGTTCTGTGTTAACTCGATCATAGTAACTTCGCAAATCGAATTCACCGCTATTGTTTAAGCCAGATGTGGTTTGACCGAATAACAATGTATAGGGCATGTCAGCAGCACCAGCCGTTTGTTGGCCAAACTCTCGCATAAGCTCAGGCAAACCACCAAATGTATAAGACTTGGACTCGTACTCTTCATCTTTATCAATGACTAGCATCCCATTGATACTTTTAAGCAGAGCTGCTGCGCCGAATCGCTCCATCATATCTTTTGTCCGATCAATGATTTTTATCATCAAATCTGGTGTACGAATCACATCCACTTTTGCTTCATGCACTAAACTTGCTGCACCTGCATTTGTTGCAATGTAGTTACGCAATGTGTAGTAGATGGCCAGCAAAAGCGACTCGCCCTCGTCGCCGTGTTTCACACACATGATTCGAGAATGATGTATTTTGCTTTGAGTACCATTGCCATTACTAATTTGGTAATACATTGGTTGTTCTGGTTCACCTGCGCTCAGCTCTAAAGGTACATATTCCTGATTTAATGCCTGTACTTTTGATTTCTTTAGAACTGTGAAAAATTGAAGCCCACCTTGTCGTAACTTTTCAATCTCAAAAGGCTGATCCAATGACAGACCATCTGCTAAGCCAAATACCAAATACGCTCGACCATACAAACGAGACCAAATCAGAAGCTTGGCCAAACGCTCGACTAAATGTAACCGCTTAATTTCATCACTGATTTTTAGTATTTGACCATCCTCTAATCCAGTGAAGTACCACCCAGCTCGAAGCATATCCAACACGGGACGATTGACAATTTTCTTGGCAAGCCAGTCCTGATATACCGCTTCGAAATCATAATCTGTAAGATTAGTTTCTTTTGCAAAATGGCCATGTGAAGACTTATCACGGCTTGTATTGAGATTAGATACAAAGTTGACATAAGCACCATCATTCACAATGACTGGCGCTTGTGTTTGATTGCGCTCTTCCAAGATATTCTCCTTAATCTAAAAGGTCGTAAGGGTTCACAACCATATTTTCGATCGCATCAATTGTTGGGTCCCACTGGTCATCGTGGTCATGTGTCATATCTGCTGTTAGACCTTCGATTTCTTCAATGTAATTTAATAACCACGGCGCTTTAGCGGGTAACATCACCAAACCATCTTCTACATAAAACACAACATCCATAGTCCTAACGAGTTTGTCTGTGTCTCGTTGGATCGCTCTAATGGGGATAGTTGTTTCTCTTGAAATGGTTTGAATTAAAGTTGTTCCGCTGGCTTTATCCTCAACTGCCATATAGCGTAGATTGCCAATCTTGGTATCACCCGCTTTATGTTTATTGATGAACTTCTTGCCCTCTTTTATAAGCTCTGGTGCTTCCCACTTCCCGCGATGCACATCGACGATATAAAGCTTGTTGTCGTACCCTAGACCAGCACATAAGAAAACTGAGAAATCGTTATGCTCTTTAATCTTTTGCGCCGTATCAGCAAAGATCGCCCGCCATTTAAGAAGTGGTAACTCTAAGTAACGCCCGAACCACTCAGACTTAACTAAATCACCGCCTAACTTTTTAGGGTTCTGCATATACTGACTGGCAAACGTATAACGTGAGACAGTCGCGCCGTCTTTATCTTCACCGCCTTTTTCCAGTTGCAATAAAGATTCAAGTGATTCTTTAAGTGGCCAGTAGCTCTGGCGACCATATTGATCACGTTCTACATCGCGCGGAACTTTAGCTTGTATATGCTCTGGTAGTTGGTTGATGTAATCGTCATCGATCAAAGCTGGAATGCTGATCTGTTCCCAATCACCCGGTACATTTCCAGTCATCACAAAATTAGTCGGATCTTCATCGTGTAAGCGCTGCATGATCAAAATAATTGGTGTATCTGACTTGGCTTTACGTGAATTGACCGTGTTCAGAATCTTACGATTGGCTTTCTTACGTGCCGATTTACTAAATGCATCTTCAGGCTTTAATGGGTCATCAAGAATGATAGCGCCTGTAAAGCCCTCATTTGCCAACGTACCTGCACGGCGACCTGTAACTTGTCCACCCATTGAGGCAGAATAAACATGCCCTGCATCATAGCCATCAACTGTAGTTTTCCAACTCGACTTAGCATCTGTACTGGTTGATATTTTGACTGGCCACAGGCTTTGAAAATCAACTGATTTGACAATGTTTCGCGCCGTAGCAGATACGTCCTCAACTAATGACTGGGAATACGATAAATATAAAAACCGTGATCGAGCATTTCGTGCTAAACCCCGTGCAATTAAATTAGTCAGTAATTCAGTTTTACCTGATCCGGGTGGAACGTTAATTACTAAGTTTTTAACCTTTCCTGAAATAACCTGATCTATCTTGTCCGCAATGTATTCATGGTGCCAGTTGACCGAAAACTTAAAACCCATGCGAGGTAAGAAAAATGCACGTGTGAAAAATAAATGTTCGTCCTCACACTTAATCCGTTTTGCTTTGGCTTTTATAGGATCAATATTCGCTCTCGAGTTCATTTATCGCCTGCCTTACCTGCTCATCGGTAGCAGTCACATACGTAATGTTTTCACTTTGCAATGGGCCACCGCCTGCGCCTGTAATCTCCGTCTTATTGGTGTACTTCCCGCCAATATCCTCTGCAGCTTGTTTTAGAATACTTAGAGCCGCTACACGGTTTTTACTGTGCTTTTGATATTGGTTTTCATATCGCTGTAACCGCACCGCCAAATTTGCAATTGGAATTGCCTCAGGCTTACCCAAGAACATTTCACGAGTCTTATCAAAATCAATTCTTAGTTCTTCACTAAGATTCTCACCTGCTCGTTTTGTAGGGTCGTATTTTTCACATTGCTGCTTGGTTACTTTTACGCCGTATTCTTGGTTGACGAGTTCAGCAGTTTCAGTGGGTGTATTAAATACGGCAAGTGAGCGAACTATAAAGAGTTTTACCTCTTTTTTTAGAGCCGCCATATCCTCAATCCTGTCAACCTACGTCAACCTAAATAGCCAAAAAAAATGAGCCAATCGGCTCAACTAATAACGCAAGTTCCACAACATCGAGTGATGCTCAGATCAGATACAAACGGCGCTTGCTTTGCCACTTCGACAAGTCGCTTCACATTCTCGCTTGCGCCGTGGCGTTTGACCACACCTATAAATTCCTCTACATCGTGACCTGCTAAATAATGCTTAGGTAGACCAGTATTGTCGCTGTAGATGATCTCGCCCTCACTGTCACGCTCAACACCGATATGATATAGCTCATGCTCGATCAAAGCGCAAAACTCACGGTCAGATGTTTGTTCGCAAAAACTAGCATCGATTGTGATTAGATAAATCGGTACAAAACCAAACCAGTCTCGCATTTGTTGCTCTTGTCTTGCTTTACGCCATCCACCAACGTTAAACATGACTTTTTCACATTGACCTAGCACCATTTGCTTTTTAACCGTACAGGCCTGTGATGCCCAAGCAAACGCCAAAAATTCTTCATTGTCGTGTAACAGTTCGGCGATGTGGTCATGATCTGGATTATAGAGTTCAGCATCAACAGTTAAGTAATTAGCTATCACCCACTCCTTTAAATCTGGTGCAGGTGCCAAGCGCAAAGCTTCTTCTTCCTCGGCTTTGTCGATCAGGTCAGTCGGTGGAAATGGTCGGATCTGGTTCATGTTCAACTCTCTCTAAAAGACCTTTAATCCAATCGATTGCATAGCCAGATAAAACAGAATCAGGATGTAAACGTTCAATCTTAAAGCCTAGATCCTCAACTTTATCGTATCGATCTAAACTCCAAGCTTTATTCGATAGTTTACCACCACGCCCACCAGACCAAGGACCACCCTCAATCTCAATAAGTAAACGCAATTTCACGATATGGAAATCAAAGCGCCAATGTTTAGTGTGAATCGGTTGGAATTTACTTTCAAAGCCGATCGCTAGATCCTGTAATTCTTCTTTTAATGTTTCAAAAGCTTCTAAATAGTTTTGCTTCGCTTTCGGCAACGGCGTGTTACGTGGCTTGTTTTTATGTTCGCGCTTCTTAGTGAGTTCGAAATATTTATCTAATTCCATAAATCGTACCCATTAAAAAACCACCGCTATGGTGGCTTATTTTATCTATTTAGATGTAAATTTCTAATAGACTAATCTTCGTCCAAATAAGTCTTTAAAGTTACATAAAAATGATGTTTATCCTTAGACTTAGCTTCATTTACAATTGATTGAATTTTTTCATCAGACCAATTTTTATTATTACTAACATAATTTATAAATGTTGCTAAAATAACAAATGGATGATCATTTTCTCTTAAATATGGTTTCACCAACCCCTTGTTTAATCTAGCCATGACGATCATCAAATGATTATAAAATATACTTTAAAACTATACGCTTATAATTTAAAAAGAAAATATATAACTTAATAATTAATAAAAAATTATGAAGCTTAGCTTAACTCAAAAAGTTAAAAGCCCTGCCAATAACTAGTGTGTTGGCAGGGCTTCATGCGCCGTAATCCGTTCGGCAAGTTGACTCGCAACACTTTATTGCGAGTGTTTAGGTAAATCAAAATCGCCCTTGATTCGGGTGGCGTACTACCCGTTAGGTGGTTGTATTCATAGTTATTCTCCTAGTTATTCGCTTATGCATGTCACAAGCACCTTTGATAAATTTTAGGCATTAAAAAAGCCCGCATATAGCGAGCTTTCAAATTCTTTCAGGGCAATTACTTTATAAAACGCCCATTTTAGAAATACTTATACTCAAGTGTATCCCCAATTGTCAAGATCAAACTTGTTCAACAATTTGTTCTGGCAACTCTATACGGAATAATCTCGATATACGTCCTCTAATTTCATTCTCCCATTCAGCAACGATAGACTCACCAATCAATTCGTATTTCTGGTAACTCTTAATGTAATTAGTCTTTGTTAAAGTGAAGCCTGCAATATCAATTTTCTCATTTAACGTATATGGCTGCTTTCCAGTCCCATTACACTTTTCACAAAACTTTGAATTAGCTGGCTCGATAGTTGAGATCAACTCCAAACGTCCTAGACCTTGGCATTTACCACACATTGCCTTAACAAATAGATGGCCACGTAAAACGATCTCAGCAACACCCTTAGCAGCCTTAACTAAATCTCCATTAAAGTTGGCTGGTCTAAATTTATTTTTAATCATTACATTGTGTATTTTCGATGCTAATTTATTTCGCATTCTAAAAAAATCAGCGGATCTAATCTGACCTTGTTTAAATTCAACTTTGCCGGGTTTGTCCTCAATACGGCGTTGGTATTGATAATTGAAGTCGTATTTACTCACAAATAATTTAGTTTGTTTCTGTGCAGGTGTAATTACCGCTATACGTTCAAAATCAACTTTCTCTAAAAGCAACTCTCCCCACATTCTCGCATTTGCAGAAAGCAAAGCCATTTCCCCAAGAATCACATCTTTTGTGACATCACCCTTACCATTTCCATTTGCAATAGCGAGTCGCAACAATTCCAAAAAATCAAACTTCTCAACCAACATATATTGCGCTCCTATTACTTAAACAACTTGCATGTAAACTGTGTTCCATTCACCCAGTAAACATCCTGATTTTTACAAACTTGAACCGTGTTCCATGTGTTTACAGCCACTACAACAACCGCCAAAACAATAAATCCAATAATCCACAACCAGTCGTTATTTTGCTGTCTCATCGCCTAGACCTCTTTAATGTCAATATTTAGAACCGTTTTCATTAAGTGCTTTTTGTTTCGATAACTGTCTTTCTTTCTCGTAACTTCCGACTTCACATCTTCGACAATGTATTCACCTGTGATGATGTAGTAAGTGAAATCAGCAAAATAACGTAATGCTGGCTTTGCCCTTTTCTCTCCCTCTAGCTTTGTCTTAGGTGCAAGTTCAAATTTAGTGTGATGCTCTAAACCGAAGATCTCGCCACGTTGTTGCATTGCTTTAAGCTCGATATACCGCTTTTGTTCTTTCTTGCTATCGAAAGTCATCCCATCCATTTCAACTTTCTGAGCATTAAACTTATTTCGTTTAGCTGTCTTAGGTTTATTAGCCTGCTTTAAGATTTCACGGCGGTACTGTTCGATGCTCATTGATGTCATGGAATGACCCCAAATAGGTCGTGACCCTGAGCAGCTGGATTCAACCACAAACATTCTGTCCTTAATGCAGTCCCACGACCTGCTGAAATCCGTGCACTTGTATCTAGGCGTTTCCAATCAACCAAGAAATCGTCATATAGATCACTTGGATAACCAGAAAGCATCACCATTCCATTAAGGCTGAGTAATGTCTCAAGTAACTCTTGATGATCTTGGTTGTTCATTTCATGACGATATATCCGACCCGATTTGGCGCCGTCATAACGAGTATCCATAACGTAAGGTGGATCGACATAGTGAAGAGTTGATTCTGAATCATGGTCTCTAAGGACCTGAGTAGCTGGGCGATTTTCTATTAGAACACCGCTTAATCTCTGGCCAATAAGGCTCAAGTGTTCAGGATATGTTGCCCATAATGATTGTGCTGTTCCATATTGACGCTTTGTATCTATACGAAAGCCTGTAATCCCTTTTGTTGCTCCTGCTGAACCAAAACCCATCTGTGCACGAACACATACACGGCGTGCTCGTTCAACTTTATGTTCTGTTTGTTCCCAAGCATTTTCGAAATCGACTCGGCTATATGGAGTTAAAACCAATTGCTCAATAAGTTGTTCTCTCGAGCTAGAATCTCTTAACACTTCAAAAAGGTTTACTATATCGCCATCGAGATCATTATAAACTTCGGCATAAGCTCTCGGTTTTTGAAGTAAAACCCCTGCTGCCCCACCAAATGCTTCTGTATAACAAATATGATTAGGCATATTAGAAATTATCCAATGTGCCAAACGAAACTTTCCGCCATGGTATCGAATCAAAGGATGTTTCATGCAGCCGCTCCTTTTTGCTCAAATCCCACAGCAGTCAAATACTCAGACCATTTCTGAATATTTTTAGGGTCTTTCAGCATGGTTTCTAAACGGACAGCAAGCTGATCATGTGATTCATTACCTACGGCGTATTTGCCGAAATCAGGTAAACGAGATAACTTGCCCGCTAAAAACTTGATTTGTTTTTCAGTAAGGCTGTTAGCAGATTTAGATTCCTGCTTATTGCTTGGTTGAACAGAGCGATTCATACGATCTAATTTTGCTTTTGCTTCGAGTAACCAATTTGCAAAGTGATAGATCATGAGTTCATCACACAGATTTTTTTCTGCATTGAAATTCTCGAATGCTCTAAATTCACGATTGAACCAACTTGCTGAGATGATCACATTTGGATCGATCTCTGGATTTGCTTGAGCAATTTCTTCACTCAATTTTTTTGAACAAAGCCAGTGTTTTTTATTTTTAGATTCTATTGATAGATTCTTTGATAGATTCTGTACCCCAATATTGGGTGAAGTCGCCACACCAATATTGGGTGAAGTCGCCACACCAATATTGGGTGAAGTCGCCACACCAATATTGGGTGAAGTACCTACACCAATTTTGGAACCTGTACCGTTTTTGGTATTGGTTGGCTGGTCATTTTCACGCCCAGCCACCCCTATGAGTTGGTAAACTTTTACCCCATTTCCCTTGATTTTACCTGTCCACTTGATAAGGGATTTTCCCTCCAATTCATCCAATACTTTTGCAATTGTTTTAACATTAGCTTTAGTGTCTTTCGCTATTCGTTTTTGGCTTGGAAAACACATATGTTCTTCGCCTGCACGATCAGCAAGAGACAATAAAACTAATCGCTGCATAGATGAATCAACATCTGCTTTCCAAGCCCAAAGGGTTGCATCTAAACTCATTCGCCCCCCTCGTCAGGTTCATCGTATTCTGTGCCTTTCGATGAATTGCATGACTTACACATTGTTTGGAGGTTTTCAAATGTTGATTCCCCGCCCAAAATCTCTGGCTTAATATGATCAAGTGTTAAATTCTTCTGAACGCCACATGTAACGCACTTGAATCCATCCCGCTCATAAACCTCAAGGCGAAGCTTCATACCAATTTTCTTTTTGATATATTTTTTCGGTGTTTTTTCGGTTGATCGTCCAAAAACATCTCGGCCAAATTGCGCCTTATACACAGCATCCAAAATCATGTTTGCACATGGATTGCATAAAATAACTTCCGGATGAATTTTGCTGTAATAATCGACCGCATACTCTTCTTCGCAATATTGGCAAATTTCAAATTCATTTTTCATGTTGTAGCTCCTATAAAATTAGCTTTGATTACAACATGAAAGGTCTTCGGGGTGTATTTACTCAAGATTCACCATCCTTGGCCAACTTAATGAACCGTCCAAACATGATGATTTTTTCACAGCGATGTAAGCTGGAAATAATCATTCCTGCATCCTGGTAACTGATACGATGATCTCGACTCAAAGCTTCAATAAGCTCATCGCGAGTTACAGCGGCATTTGCTTCATCACGATTGATTTTGCGTAAATTTGCCTTACGAATTTCCAAGAAGTCGTTCAGCGTTTTGAGTGCTGGATCGTGCCAAGACTGGATAGCTTGAGTCTGTTTATGCTCTGGCCAATTTGCAGAAGTATTCATGAAACCTCCTTTTGAGCATTGGTAGCAGCTTCAAGATGTTTGGCTATATCTGAAATAACACGGCGTTTAAGTGAAAGTTCCTGAGCTGTTGCGTGACGAATCAAATGATTCAATGCAAAGCTGTTATTCCCATTCAGCAACACACCATTTTTCTGAACTTGAGTTACAGTCATTAAATGATCTGGTTTGTTTGCATCTATAAAAACAACAGTGTCACCGTCTACAAAATCACTGTTGTTTGTAGCTAATTGCTTTGATATATTTGTCATGTTCTTTGGTTCCAATAATTAATGAACACAAAAAGTTTGATTTCGCAGATCAAACTTTTTCCGTTTGTAGACCTGATAAATATTTGCTGCATTCTTTGTTCAGAGCAGCTCGAATAGATTTAATTTTGCTTTCAAGTTCTCCTAAGATTAGATCTGCTTCACCTAGCTCATCCGTTGTAACCACACCATCAGCCATAATGTTCTGAATAGATTGATTCATTTGCCCATTACTGATATTCATCCCCAAGAGACACTCAAGCACTGTCATTTGATGTACGTTTTCATCCGCAGTTGACGGTATGCAAATCAATCCAAATTTATGTGCCCATGCCTTGATTAGTGCTGTATTTCCCGTATAGGCCATGATCGCCTCAACAGATTTCAAACTTGGTTGATGCTGGTCCATTTTTGGGTTTGCATAATTCAAAACTGTCTTATGTGAAACACCCAATACTTGAGCAATATCTTTTGGTTCAATTTCGCCCGACTGATTGATCATTGCATTCAGTGCAATCTTTGCTTCACTACTTAGTCTTAGCTCACTCATATGTGAATCCTTGATTTTATTCACGTTTACAAGAAACTGAATTAATTAGATATTTGTCCTATGTAATCCAGTGCAAGCTACTTTTGAGCTGGCTTAGTTCTATCAATTACAAATGGAATTGATGCAGCTGTAGCCATAATTTTCCCAACCGATGAATCTGGAACAAATTCACCCCATTGATATATCGCTTGGACCGACAGCCCGATTTCATCAGCCAATTTGGCCACATCCCCATAATGGTTAATGGCAACTTCGGTTTTAATTAAAACTCTCATGCTAGTTCCAATAAAGTAATCTTTATAATTAAAGCATACTTTAATTGAATAAAACAAGCAAACTTTAAATGTTTGTATGTAAGCTAGCTTTAAAATGTAAAGTAGATTTTATAAATGAGCACACTTCACGATAGAATTTCACTTGCTGTAAAACACTACTTGTCCACCAAAGGTTTAGAGAAATTAAATCGAAGTGAGATGGCTACGTTCTGCAAGGTTTCAGTAGCTGCTATTGGGCAGTGGATAAATGGAAAAGTTAATTCTCTTGATAGCTATACAAATGCAAAGGCTGCGCAATATCTTGGAGTTAATCCTTATTGGTTAGCTGGCGATCCCAAATATTCAATGTTGGATAAAATTGATAGTGTTTGCTCTGATCAACCTATGACGAATTACAAGCCGGTAATGGTTTGGGAGGCTCCCGAAGATCTCGACCCAAATACTTACGTAATTATTCCTCATGTTGATGTGAAATTTTCTGCTGGTGATGGTCGAGTTGTTGAACTTGAACCAACAACTAAAGGTTATGGAACAGCTCAATTATGGGAATGGGTACAGAAAAAGCGTATTTCTCCTAAAAATTTGATTACTGTTGATATTGACGGCGATAGTATGGAACCAAAGATTCCAAACGGAAGTGTCGTTACTTTAGATAAATCAATTAATACAATTGAGCAAATACAACCTAACAAGGTTTACGCTATTAGATACGGTAATGAGTTAAAAATTAAAAGATTATCCAGAAGATTTGATGGTGCATTAATTATTGATAGTGATAATCCGGCTTATGATCGTGAAATTGTTGAGGTAGCAGATTTGGAGCACATTGGAATAATTGGGAAATATGTTTCCCACTCCTATGATGGTGAAATTTAAGATTGCTTATATGAAATACTATTACAGAGGCATAACACTATGATCGCTACATTAAATAAATCTAAAACTGCATTATCTATTAATAAACAAGAATTTAAATCTGCATTATCAAAAATTGGTGATGGTATTGATAAACAAATAGCATCACTTAAAAAGGCCAAGCAAAGCTATGATGCCGCAGAAATGGCGCGTGAGGTCATTAACGAAGCAAATATCTTTGAAGCCATAATCGAAGGTTTTAATGAAGCTGAAAGCACTAATCTAAAGCTTGGAGACATTACTAATTTAGATCAGGCACAAGGCTGGATTGATGAACTTTTAGAAAAATATAGTACTTGAAATCAAAACCCTCGAATTCGAGGGAATTAAAAAACTTGTGAACCCGACACAGTCATGACAACAGATCGGGTGGAGAAATTATGATTGAAGTTTCTTTAGTAGAGTTTGAACAAGGGGCCGAAAAGCCTTTATACGCACATCAATTTGAAACCCATCCGAGAATCGGTGAGTGGCTAGTTTTAGCAAATGATAGGGCTTATCAGGTTTTGATGATTGTACATTATGAAAGCCCTGAAGCTGGCACGGTTGTATATGTAAAGTATCTAGGCAACATTTTAGATTGTATTGATCGTTTGGGGACTGGAAGCGCTTTTTAATATTAATTAACTCTTGCGGCAACTCTTCTGGATCAACTATTAGCAAAGCTACAATTCCTTTTCCTACCACCGAACCCTTTGAGGAAATTTCTAAAACTTTGCCATCTTTGGTTATGCCGATCATCTCAATAAACTCCATCTAACCCACCCAGTGTGGGTTTTATTTTGTCTATTAAAGCACAGTTTTAAATTAAACTTTAAATATTTATTTAAAGCTAGCTTTACTTTGCTATTTTATTAAAGTATGCTTTATTAAACAAACAGCAAAAAGCCCCGAACACTTACCACGGCGATCAGGGCTTCCTACTTACATGAGGTCGATTATGGAACAAAACGTTTTAAATCACAACCGCAGCTACACACTGGGCAAGTCTTTTCTTGTTGGCTCTGTAGTTTCTGCATTCACTTTGTGCGGCTTAACTGGTGCTTATGCCCTAGTAACAAAGCCAATTCAACCTGCGCCTGTTTACTCTTTTGCTAATACAAACTCAATGTACGGCGTGATGTCAGTAAAAATCACGTCTGACACTACTGGTGAAGCGATCGTAAATCTCAACGGCTATCACGTTTTCACAAGCTTTGATTTTGAATTAGAGCCAGATTACAACGGTCAATTAGGTAGCGATACCAAAGCTGTACTAATCACAAACTTAGCTGTAGACCGTGTCTTATTGTCTAACGGCGGCTTTTATAACGATTTCACAAATGCTGATGACATCAGAAATATGATTTCTGTAATCACAGCTCACATCGAAAAAAATAAGTTGGTTGAGGTGAACTCATGAGCACTCAATACACTGCTCCTTTCCGCGAATTTATCACTCGCGATGACCAAGGGCGCTATCACGTTCGACTTGGGCCTCAAACATTCTCAACCAACTACAAGTTGACTGACATTCGTATCGAAACCGAGAACGGCGGTACACCAGTTGATCCTGAATATTTAAATGGTAAGCCTTGGATTCTTCGCAATTTGCAGCAAGAAGTTGCTAAGCAACGTAAAAAAGAACGTGAAGCAATGTATGCAAAAGACTGCTTTCAACGCACGCCATATAGCAAAAATCAACGTATTGCTTACCACAACGCAAAGTCGAATTAAGGATTAGATCATGACAGTATTCTTTAAAAAAGCTGAGCGTAAAAATGCAAAATTACGCTTGGCGATTGCTGGCCCGACAGGTTCAGGAAAAACATTTACAGCCTTATTACTTGCTAAAGGTATTGGCGGTCGTATCGCTGTAGCTGACACTGAAAATAGTAGTGCTGAACTCTACGATGATTTGGTTGAATTTGAACATGCCAACATTCAACCACCCTACACACCTGAAAAATTTATCTCAGTGATTAAGGCTGCTGAGAATGCAGGATTTGATACTTTAATTCTGGATAGCATCACACATGAATGGTCTGGTGTAGGCGGCTGTTTAGAAATGGTTGATCACCTGGCATCTACGTTATTTAAAAATAATTCATGGGGTGCATGGAGTCAGGTAACACCACAGCACCGTAAATTTATTGATGCAATGCTTCAATCCAGTATCAATATTATCGTAACCATGCGCTCAAAGATGGAAACCATTCAAACCAATAACAATGGCAAAAAGAAAGTCGAAAAAATTGGGATGAAAGCAGAACAGCGTGATGGTATCGAATATGAATTTTCTACGGTACTGGATCTGACGCAGGACAATATTGCAGTTGCGACAAAAGACCGTACTCGACTGTTTTTAGAACCACGCCAGTTAAATGAAAGTGATGGCGTTCTACTCAGACAATGGCTACTCTCTGGATCTGCCAATGCATGTATCAATGGAAATCAATATTTAGAGCTTGAGCACTTAATGCAACAAGCAGGCATTGATATAGAAAAATACTGCATCAAACGTGGCTTTAATAGTCTACATGATGTTCAACAACAGAAATTTGATGAAACCTGCGCGGGTATTCAAGCCATCATTGAGCGGAATAAACAAGCTCATCAGGCAAATGAGAAACAACTACAAACGGAATCTGATTCACGCTTAGAGAATGAATATAACCTTGCCCTGCAAGATATTCAGAAAGCGCCAAACATCAATGCATTAAATAGACCTGCTGAATATTTCAGAGGGACTAAATTCGAACAAAATATTTTAAATGCCTGCCAAGCAAAGTCAGACATGGAGGGATGGTCAGCATGAATAATATCTTAAACGCACAAGAAGCTTTTGCAGCAATCCAACTGGGTAAAAATGTTCTTTGTCGATATGCAGGCAATGGAACTTTACCCGGTGATAAGGAGTTCATGACGCTTGACCAAGTGCCAGCTACGGTTTTTTATCAACCTCACTATGAGTTTTGCATAAAGATTGAAACAATTGAATTGGCTGGTATTACTTTTACTAAGCCACTTACCATTGATGAATATCAAGATGGCCAAGAAGTTTTTGTTATATGTACATACTCTCCATCTATCTATGTCATGAATTTCAAAACCAATGCACTTATTGAATCAATTAATGCTGGCTTTGTTCAACGTGATGATGAAAATGCCAAGCTTCAATTAAAGGCTATTTCTAAAGCACTTGGCCATGAGCTTAATGGTGATTTATCTATAGTTCGTCTAGGTAAAGAACCAAGTAAACCAAAACGGAAAAAAGAGCCAGAAGTTAAAAATGATTTAGATCCGCAAATTGAACACAACAAGGATCTAATCATTGATGCTATTGCTACTTGTGTGACTGCTGAAGAAGTAAATACAACATGCTTTGGATTAGAAAAGAACGGATTTAATCAAGATCAACTTGATGCGATTGATAAAGCAAAAAATGAAAAGCTAGATCAGTTAGCACTTGAAAAAGCTACTGCGGAAAATGCTGCAGATGAATTGCTTAATCAACACCAAGTAGATACACCAGATCCAGAGCTTTCAGTTTTATGTGATGCATTTGTAGATGAGATAAATGCTGCTGTTTCATCAGAAGAATTGAAAGCAATTCGCACCCGCATTAATTCGAACGGCGACTTAACAGAAGTTGAAAGTGCAGAGCTGGCAACACGTATCAATTTAAAAAGTGCTTTATTTGAAAAAGATCAATCTCATGTTTCATTTGACAATATAGCTGCTGCAGCTGTGGCACAAGTTCAAAAGGTTGATGTAGAGACACAGCAAAAAAATGAAAGTGGCCATTACTTTGATCAAGTGAAAAAAGAGACTGCAGCATGGAATGAGCAACTCCAAAAACTACTCAAAGATTTAGAAACCACCAATAACGCTGACGAAGCCAATTCACTTGTAAGTCAAACAATGACATGGACAAAAGAACAGCGTGAACCATTGCTACGTGCAATTAGTCGCCGCTTACAACATTTCCAAAATCCACAAGCTAAAGAGAATCCATCAATTTCAGTTCAGATCCAAAATGCAACTGATTTAACGACATTGGATTCATTGGAAATTGATGTATCGACTTTAGATCCGATCATTCAACCAGACATGATGCGCTTAATTTCCACTCGCCGCTTGCAACTTGAAAGTGCTGCAAACGATGGAGATCATGCATCATGAAATTCAAATACTCAACTATTACCCGAACACTTGAAGTGTTCGGGGGCAACATGACTCATATATATGACAACGTGAATGAGTCGGAAATTACGGATCTGGTGGCCAACGCCAAGTTTAAAGATGCGATTTGGAGAAAGTGATGTCAAATCAAGATCAAGTTAAGTTTGTTTTAATGCCCGTTGAATTGAGCAACGAAGCTGCAACTAAACGAGCTAATGAGCAATTTGAAGAAAATTCAAAATTATTTAAAAACATGCATCGTGATTGTACTGAACAAGAGTTCTCACGATTGAGAAATCGCTGGTTAGAACACCGCGTAAATCAACTTAAAGATCAATACCGCGAAATGGTTAAAGCAGTTGGAGTTCCGCAATGAAAGAATTTGAACTTGGTTTGGCATTTCTATTGGATTTGTCGGTTGGGATGTTGCTTGTTTATAGATTGGGAGCTTGGTGATGGAAATTAACATACAAGACGAAAGAAAGGCTTTTATTGAATGGGCCACTAGCAAGGATTTAATTGTCGATCATGAAATCTGGTACAACGGTTCAACAAAATTTTATGATGGGAAAACACAATCATCATGGGAAGCTTGGACTGAGCAAGCCAAAAAACTCGAAGGTTGCGCGGTGGTGCCAGAAGCTGAATACAAAGAAATGGCGCAATTTAAAGACCTTTATAAACGTGCAATCGTAAATGCAAAAAAACGTAAGAATCAAATAAATTTGGCGCATGTTGCAGGTTTGGGTGTTGGCTCTGGTAGAGCGGTTGAACTTTGCAAAGAGTTAAATATAGATCCACATGCGACAGATATGAATGTAATGCTAGAAGCAGGTAAGGAGAATAATCATGAATAAAATGACACATGAACAGTTCTTGTTAATGAAACTTGCAGAAGAAGCCAGTGAAATTGCTCAGATTGCACTCAAAACAGCGCAATTCGGGATGACTGAAAAGCACCCTGATATGGCATTAAATAATAAAGAGCGTATTCATCTTGAATTGAATGATCTCCTTGCCGTGGTAGATGAATTAAACACTTGGGCTAAATTTGGTTTTAAAGAAAACTATGCAGCAAAAATCAATAAAATTGAAAAGCTAAATAAGTACCTGGGTTATTCAGTTAGTCTGGGCAAGGTTGAAAATGTTCCTGCTATTTTTAATGAAGCAGCAAGGGGCGGAAATGAGTAATTGGATTAGTGTGAGTGATCAGTTACCTGATGATAATAATCTTGTTTTAGCAATCTCTATAACTAAGTGTAAATATTTTAATGTTTATTCAGTGAGTTCGTTAGATGAGTTTGAAGATGAAGAAATAACGCACTGGATGGAGCTTCCAGATGCACCAAAAGCGGATACGGAGGAAACTTGA